TTCTAAGGATTTGCTGGTTGAACCAGTCCCCCTAGCGGGGCTTATCGGTGCAGGCGCGTTGGTTGCCTTGTTACGGTTTAAATAGCCCTGCCCCCTAATTTCAGCCTTGCCGATTTCCATCAGAGCACGCTCTGGCGTCATATCTTCAAGAGCTTCGAGATTTCCTTCTTTCATTAATGCGTACAAAGCCAAACCGGGGTTTTCCGCCATCAAGAAGGCATCATCGATATGGGGAGGGATATTGTTGAGAAAATCAGCGTGTTCACTAACCAGCTGGGCATAGTCGGGGTTTTGTTTTGCAACCTCATCGATTGTTTTGGTTGCCTGTTGCGCCCTGATTTGTTTTTCCTGCTCGGCTTTCAGCGATTCAGCGGTTTGATTGCTCTTGGTATCTCTCTCGGCTAATTTGCGCTCCAGCTTCCAATCGGCAAGTTGCTCAACATAAGCATCTCTGGCATCCTCATATTCGCCCCATGTGCCAAATTGCTCCGGCTTAGGCGATACAGGACGACCATCGTTGTTTTGCTTTGCTTCTTGATTTTGTGGTTTTGCTGAATTTGCGTTTCGTTGCATTGCTTCGCGCAATTCACGATTTTCACGCCGCATCTTGGCCAATTTGCTGTTTAAATGCGATTGACGGTTGGCTTCACGCTTCGCAAGCTGCTCCGCCGTTAGCTCATGGTCTGCCTTTTTCTGCAGCTCTTGGCTTTCGGTGGGGTCTTTGGCTTCGGAGGGTTTTTCCCCTGTGACCTGTTGCGTTTCGGGAGCCGCTTCAATCTTTGCTTCTGCCTGAGTTTCAGTCGAAGCCTGCGCCGGTTCTGCAACTTTAGTTGCCTCGGCAATAACAGCGTCAATGTCCATAATACTATTTCCCTAATGTTTATGCAAGCGTTTTCAGCCCGCCGGTTGAAATGCGAATCGGAACCGTTTTCTAGCCATCATCATAAGCATGAAGGCATCCTCCTCGGCTCTAACCCTCCTTACTAACTCAGCCCTCACCATAAGAAGCCGGTTAATTTCGCTCAGGAAATCCGCCTCCGCCGCCTCTAGCTCAATAGCGCGGGTGAGTGATTTCCGTTTTCTTGCTAATTCAGCGCTCTCTGCAGCCAGCGCTTTCCGCCGCTCGGTTTCCTTGAGAACGCTCTCTAGCTTCTCTAAATCGGTCTTAGTTTTCTTTATTTTGGCTTTTTGGTCGCGCAGCAGCATGCGCTCATAAGAGGATAGATAAGCCTCTCTTCCCTCATCGCTGCCTCCGGTGGGGGTAACAACAGCGCGGGCTATTTGGTAGGCGTTCCATTGAAACGCATTCCACTGAAACGCGCTATAAAACGCCATTAGGCAGCACCTACAAGATTGCCGTTTTCATCGCGCATGACGGTTATCGGCTTCTGCATCTGCTCGGCAATCGTTGAAAGCACTGAGATAATTTGCTGCCCTTGCTGCTCGCGCACCTGAATATCTGCTTGTTTGAGCATCATCTCGCGATGTTCCATCTCGGCTTCCCGCGCAGATTCCTCGGCTTCCCGTGCTTCCTGCTCAGGCGTTTTCATCATTTGAAAGCCGGTGGTATCAAGCTTAATGCCGGTAGGCTGCGCTTCGGGAGCTTTCTGCAATGCCTGCATGCGCTTGGTTTCCGCCTCGTATTCCTTGATTTCCAGCTCACGAATCTTTGCGGCTTTATCAAAGCTATCATCGGGGATAATCTCCGCTGGCTTCTGCGCTTCCATGATTTTCAATTGCAGCTCTGCCTGCTTAATCTCAGCTTCTTTGGCTTTGATTTGCAGCTCTGCGGCTTTGATTTGCTGCTCACCTTGCTTGCTCTCAAGCTCGGCTTTCATTTGCTGCAGCGCAAGCATTGCTTCTTGAAGTTGCTGTTGCATTGCAATCAACTGCGGGTCTTGCGTGCCATCTTCGCGCTCGGATTCATTGAGCAGCTTGGGGTCAACCAGCTTTTTAAGGCGCGCGCTGATTGCCTGCGAACCCGGCGCATCCTGATATTTAAACACTAAATCACCAATGACAGGCATTAGGTCAGGCGCGGATTTAATCACATCGGCATAATATTGCGCGGCTTCCTGTCGCTGCGTGGTAAACGATGGGCCGGTGATAACACGCACGCCCCACTTGCCTTTCATCAGCTCATAGGTGCGCTCTTGGCCTTGGGTCATCGCGCCGTTGATGCCAACGAGCTTGTGATTATCTTCCTCATCGATGATATTCACCACGCGCTCAGTGTCCTCAATGGTTGGCAATGCGCTCACAATAACGCGGCCAACCTGCGCGATGGATTTAACGAGGTTATCACCAAAGTGGAAGGATGCAACATCACCGCTGCGCTCTAGCTGCTGAAGCGCAATACCAGACGACTGCCCCTCGCGCTTACCAACACCAGCGTTATACATGCCAAGCGTTTTGCGAATGTTGTTCTCTGCATCCAGCGAAGCAGCGGAAAAACCCTGCGATACGGTAGGGGGAGTCAATCGCTGCGGGATAGGGACTTCTTTGCCATTCACATCAGTAGTGTGGTAGTACAGCACCATTGCCTTATCGGGAGTTTTCCAATCATTTTCAAACCCGCGCATCTGGCCAACCGCTGCCATAACAGGAGCCTGCTGTTGCTTCATCAGGATTTCCGTTTCCGATGATTTCAACATGTTGTAGGCAACTTGCGACGACTTCGACTTGCGAATCAGGCTATTTAAATAGCGTTTGCCATCAATCCACGCTTCCTCGCCATACACAGGAACGATGGGGATATATTTGCCGGGGAATGTGGTGCTTTCAAGCACGTTTTCGTGTGACAGTTTATAGCGGCTGACTTTAGGCTTTTTAATTTTGCGCGTGCTTTTGTATTTTTTGCCCTTGCTGACTGGCTCAACTTTGCCATCATCCAGCAAGCCGCGCTCTTCCTCTTCCTCGTCGATAACAAAATACTCAGCAATAGTGATTCTATCTTCCATGCCGGGTTTTTTGTTTTTATCTTCTTCGCCAAATGAAAGCGGCGTTGCATCTGGCCAGCGGCGCTTAAATTCACTCGCGTCCATCTCCTCAAAGATAAACCCATATTTTGCATCCGAGCCATCAACCTCAATGCTGCGCGGATCGAGTAGAACCGCTGCGGGGTTGACCACCCGGCAAATTCTCAGCTCTTGGTTGAATCCCTCGTCGTCAGCATAATCATGGTCAACGCGGATAAAACCAATGGATGATTTAACTGCGAACTCGGCAGCCATGTCATAGGCCGAGTCTGCGTCTGATTTATACTCAATTGCCTTAATGCGCCCCGATAGGATTTCAGCGGTTTCCGCGTCTGAATCCTCACCATCCGGGATGATTTTAATCGCCGGGGTGTTCATCCGTATATCGTTGACGACTTGATGAATAAACTGGGAGAGTTGGTCAACCTCTAAAACCGGGCGACCTACGCTTGCTCTAGCCGCTGCATCGCGCTCATCCCATTGTGCATATTGTGCATCGGAGAGGAATCTTAAATCCTGTTGCGCTTTGCGATATATCTCGTCCCAGCCGTTTTTAGCTGAATCGTAATGCTTTTTTGCTTGTTCGATAATATCCGTTGCCATACCCAACCTTGGTTTGTGCTATCGGATATGCGCCATTAGCGCCGGGATGGAGCAGCGGCTTACACTATATATTGATTTTTAGGGGGAGTCAACGCATAAAGAATAGGTTTGTTTCACCCCATCATTATCGAGCTATAAACCTGTGTCTCCGGCCTTTTGTGATGCTGTGCAATGGCCATAAACGCATCTGTGCCGTGCGACCACATATCATGCTTAGGCTCTTTACTGATTCTACCTGTTTCCGGGTCTTTAGCAAAGGCATAATGGCGCAGGCACTGGATACCATCAGCGCATTTTTCCTTATCGAATACGCATTGCGGGAATATCAGGCGCGCAGCATCGATAGCCAGTGCTTTCTTGGGTATGCGCGGCACGATGCGTACAGTTTTACCAAGCGCGGGGTTATCACGCAGCGCATCGCGTAGTTGCTGCTCAATGGTTGATTTTGCGGCCAGTTGCTCATGCGTGGCATCGTGTGGCAAGCAATGCTCGTCGTATTTATAGCCTTTTTCAGCCAGAACCTCTATGTAATGCGCCATCTTAACGCCGGATGATTGGTAGTAATCTATGATTCTGAACTCCATGCCGACCAACTGCACAAACCAGATGGCCGTGCTGTCGCTCTGCCCCAAATCCCAAAACGTCTGCACCATCACGCCGGGCTGCGGAGGAACTTTTGTAATACGCCTATCCTCTGCGGCTTTGTTCAGCTCATTAGCAAAGATTGCGCCCTCTACGGCCTGCTTAGGCTTTCCCAGCCATGTGTGCTGATACTCAATGAAGTTGCGCTTTTTATCGCTCTCCATCTCCTTGCGTAAAACCTCGGGAAAGAACGGATTGTCATCGTAGTTTATCGCCACCACAATCGAATCATCCGGCGGGTAAACCACATACTCCTGATAGATTGGATCGTCCTCAAGATCGGGGTTGAACGATAGCCATATCTCAGAATCCTTAGCGCGCACCGTCAGCGCAAGCGTTTTAATGTTCGACACGCTGGCGCTTTGCGCCTCTTCGACCCATGCTCGGGTAATATTCGGGATAGACTTAATGTTGGCAATATTCGAGCGCAGGCCAGCAAAAAGGAATTCCGTGCCATTAGCGCCGCGTATATCTGTTTTTGTGATGGTGTAGAATGACTCTAGGCCAAGCTCGGTTATCTGCTCTTTGAGCAAGCTGTGCACGGAGTCTTGGATGGATTTCTGAATCTCGCGCGCGCAGAGTATTTTATGCTTTTCGCTGTAGCCCTGTATCAACAGAGCGCGTGCAATGGATTGTGACTTGGCACCACCACGTCCACCATGAAAAATCTTGTAGCGGCTTGGCTTAAACAGTGCAGCCGCCATTTTTTCAGGAAGCTCGACCCTCATGACTTAACATGCACTATTTCCACTTTGCCAGCTAATTGCACCGGGTCAAACTCGCTATCGCCCACAATAGCTTGTACCGCTTTGCCGTCTAGTCGGTCGGTAAGCTTATCCATAGCCTGTAAATCTCCATCCAAGGCCATATCCCACCACTTTTCAGCTAAGCGCTTTACCTTGGCTGCGTCTTGTCTGGCAACGGCTAACAGCGCGTCCCTTATGACTTTATCAGCCTTGCGCCCTGTAGGGTTTGGATTTCCTCGTTCTGCCATAATAATTCACAACTTATTATAAATTAAACAAGTTTAGCGTCTTGAAGCTCTTTGAATTTAACAATAATTTCTTTTTCCAATAAATCTAAATAATCACTTTTCATCAGCAACCCTTGCCACCTTTGCCTTTACCCTTTTTCGTACCC